AAGCCACGTATACAACCAGCACCAACTTTCCAAGAGGCTCACAGGGAACAAATCGCAACTATGCGAATATCGAGCCTGTTCTATTCTATGCGGCTGACGCTTCTGCGCTGCCAGGCGTTATAATCGACGATTTGCGCATTACATTTGAAGAGAACTACTTACTCTAATGCCGGTACCATCAGTCCCATCGCAAGTCACCACCATTCTAGCTACGAAGACATATGATTCTTTGTGGTTCAGCGGCGGTTCGATTGAAGAACAAATTCAGACTGCGATTAACGCCGCAGCCGCCGATGGCGCTGAGCGTGTTCTTGTGCACGGGCCATATAACGCAAGTCTCATCGCGTTTAACCTTGCTATACAAATGGTCCGCGAAGGTGGCGATTGGAGCGTTTACGATGTTAAGGCCTATGGTGCAGCCGGGGATGGAATTCAAGATGATACTATTGCAATACAGGCTACACACGATAATATGCCAACTGGCAATAGGATGTACATTCCGGGGGTTTCTACATTTTATAAAATTACCAAGGGAATAGGCTCAGGATCAATTACAGCAGCAGGGATTCTCTTAACAAAGTCTATTGAATTGTTTGGTGATGGTGTCTCATCTTTAATTAAACAAACGGATATAGTACAAGCAAATGTACTTTCGGCATTGAATGCAAATAATATTGTAATTCGCGATCTTGCTGTTACAGGAAACCAAATTAGTGGTGGTGGATCGGGTTTAATCAATAACGGTATTCATATAAATGCCTGCACAGACGCTCTTGTACAAAACTGCATTGTTACTAATGGAGAATTATGTGGCATTCAGGTAGCAGGCGTCTCGCATCGGACTAGAATAATTGACAATATCATAAGTGGAACGAATGCTACTAACTTTGAGTCTAACTCGGCAGATATTGCTGTTTTAATTCCTAACTGTGATGATGTGTTGATTCAGGGAAATCGTTGTCTGTCTACCAATAAATCTAATGGGATTATTGGGCAGACTACAGCTACTGGTCAATCATTCCGTAGGGCACGAATTATTGGAAATTATGTTACTAGTCCTGCTCAAGCTGGCGGCAGCACCACAGGGCATGGAATCATCATTTATACATTATATACCGGCGGTGTTACGATTTCCGATGCAGTTATTGAAGCAAATGTAGTTAAGGATTGTGCAGGAATTGGTATTTATATCCAAGGCGGCGGTGTTGCGTCTAGCTGTCCAAATATGAGTATCATTGGAAACAAGTGCATTAACTGTGTAACCGTTGGCACGGGTGGTACCCTATTAGATGGAGCCATTAGCCTTCTTGATGCACCAAATACTGTAGTTGTAGGCAATGGCATTAAATCGGGTGGAGCCGCTCTTGGAACATCTTATGGCATCCGAGTTGGAGCAGGCTCGCACTGGTGTACTATCACAGGGAATACCATAGATACATTTACAGGCAATGGAATTGCCGCCTTCGGAACTGCGGCACCTAATTATGGCACGATTAGCGGTAATACAGTCCATGGCGTAAATCAAGGTATCTATTTAGAACATGGCATAGGTTGGCGTGTTATAGGAAATATTTGTGATACCTGCTCTGGTTCTGGTATCCTATTAAATACTACAGTAATTGATACTACCATAGAAGCGAATTATGTTAGAGCATGTTCAAATGCTGCACTAACAGTCGGCGGTGCCGGATGCCTTCGCACACAATGGTATAATAATATCATGGACAGTGCGTCCCCTGGAGGCTTTTTCTCTGATGCTGGAACTGGAACAATCCGACGAGGCAATAGATTAAGTACTGGAGCTTCACAAGGAATTGTTACCTTGACCGCAGCGAATCCAGCAGCGACCGTTTCTACGGTGGAAGTTCAAACGGGAGACAAAATTATCTTAAGTCGGCATACGGCTGGCGGAACTTTAGGGCATTTGTCTATTGGTACTATTACAAACGGAACAAGTTTTACGATTGTCGCTAGTGGAAATCTTGATACGAGTACAATAGATTGGGAAATCATTCATTAAAATGAAGCTTGAAGTCCAAGAAGCGCGCTTTGATTTTCGCGGTGGTCGAAACACCGCCATCTCGCCCGATTTGCTCAATGACAATGAGCTAGTCGATGCGACAAATGCGCGTTTGAGCGAGACATACGGCGCGTTCACAAAACGCTCTGGCTGCCAGCGCATTCATACCACCGCGTTTCCTGCGGCGATACGTGGCGTCTTCCAATGGGACGTGCCAAGCGGCAAGCAGACGGTTGTAATCTCTAATGGCTTGTTGTATTACAGAACTGGACTTAGTTACACTCCAGCATTTGCTTCAGCAACAACGTCAAGTGTCGCGCGGTCAAGCGCCGCGCAAGGAACATCAGCAGGTTGGAGCGACCCGGATGGAACGAATGATGGTAAAAACATAATCAGCGGTGTAGCCGTCGATGCCTCATCGACGGTCGCTGCTGGCAATCGTCTAGTTTTAACAGTTGGCGATCCAGCAGCGAATAACAACAGAGACGCCGTTGATGATTTATATACATTCTCATTTAAGGTTACGGCGGATGGAACTGCACTTATTGGCACAGATGGATTTGCTAAAGCGACGGTTACATTAGAAGTTAGTGTTGACGGCGGGGCATACGCTTCAGTTGGCTCATCGTATCAGGTAATCGCTGGCATCGGTGAGGTAGTAACGACAAAATTTACTCCAACCGCTATCGTCGCTGGTGCACCAGCCGTTTCCGTCACATTCCGTCCGATCTTAACTGTCGAAGCAGGTAAAGGGACATTAGGAACAACAGGAACAGGTTCAGGTAGTGTACAATGCTTTGACACGGTATACTTAACCGACAACTATCCCGTTACATGGACAACAGGCTCAGCGGCATTGTCTTCTACAGAACCGGCGATTTTCGCTACCTTCCGCGAAAGCAGCGCTGGAGCCCCGTTGGCACTTTATATTGCCAGTGGCGGGCATTATTTCAAATGGGATGGCATTTCAACGCTGACTCAGCTAGACCCGACGAATTCTGCGCCGCTCGCCACAGCAATCATCTCGTATCACACGCGGATGTTTGCCATGTCGGCCAGCCCGACAACGCCTGGCCTGCTGCCAAAGACCATTTTCTGGTCGAAAATCGGCGATGCGACGAATTTCACTACCGGTGCAAAGAATCAAGGCGGTTCAGCCGTCACTGATTTCTTAACCGGCCAGCAATTGACGGCGCTTGAAGTCATCGGCTCGTCGCTCTTAATGGCGACTATCGACTCTGTTATGCGATTCACTGGACAGTCGTCGGATGACATTGTCATTGCGCAGAATACCGAGGGAATATCAGCGGAAGTCGGCGCAGTCGGCCCGCTGGCCTTAAAGCGGTTTGAGAACGTAGCGGCTATGCTTGCGCAGCGCGGGCCATATGCCGTTACTGAGACGGCAGCGGTTCCAATCGGCGAGCAAGTCTTGCCGGACTTCAACGGGCTTGACTCAGCGAATATATCAAAAGCCATCGTGCAATATAACAGAGGCCGGAAGGAGCTATTGTTCGCCGTGCCAGGAGCATCAGACGGCGGTTTAAACAAGACAGTCTATACCCAAAGCGTTCGACTTCAAGCCTGGTTTGGGCCGTGGCTATATCCATTCGGCATTACATGCATGGCGCACTATGTCGGCGCGAGCGGCATCGAAAACGTCATTGCGGGCTGCAACGACGGCTATGTGCGCCTTATGGATGTTGGTTATAAAGACGACGTTTTGGCAGATGGCAGCGGCGGCTCGAACATTTCTATGCGGGTCGAGCTTCCGACTCTGCATTTTCAGCTCCCAGGAGTCGTTAAGACCATAAAGCATATCGACGTGCAAGCAAAGTTGCCGCTAACACATAATCTACAGATTCACACGACATTCGACACATTCGCCGAGGATATTGGGTCGTACTTAAGCAGCAATTTCAACAATACCTTGCAGTCGTATAGAATTGATGTCAATGGTACAGGAGATCGTTGCACGTTAGTCTTTACAGATGATTCAGCGGTAGCTCCAGTTGTCACCGGGTTCGTCTTTCATGCCTACGACATGAAGCGGCATACCTAAATGAAACGTGTTGATCTGCCACCTGACTCGTTCGCACGCCAGCCAATAGCAGCGGTGCGGAATCCAGGCCGGAATGAGCCAAAAACGGTTCTTGTCGATTCAACTCGGCCATCGCAGAGAATGGGCGCGCATGTACATTCATCGAGCGCGACGCAGAGCATTAACAACACGACAGTGACGGTAGTAGCATTTAATACAGTAGACTTTGATGCTATCGGACTGTTTGCATCGAACAAGTTCACGATCCCGTCAACCGGCAAG